CGCATGCCGATGTCTACTAAGATGGAGGGCGACTTTGATACAGGCACTGTACGGTTCAAAGCCCGTGAGCGTTATAGCTACGGTTACTCTGATCCTCGTTGCGTGTACGGATCCAAAGGCGCATAAGACTAAGGGGGAGAGGAAACTCTCCCCCAACTTATTCCTGGGAATTTCAGCCCTAGCGACTGTCCCAGCAGACGCTTGCGAAGACTCTAGGGCCTATCTCTCGTAAGGAGAAATATACTATGGCTAACTCAACATTTAATGGCCCAGTCCGTTCAGAAAACGGCTTTGAGCAGATTTCTGTCGCTGCGGTAACGGGCGCGGTTACTACCAATCTTGATATAGACAGCAGCGGCAACATAACCAGTAGTGGTTATGTTACTGCCAGACGCTCTGTTAACACAGCCTTCAATGCAGCGGGAGCAGCAACAGAGACCTTGACGGCGGCTCAATCAGGAACTTTGTTTTTGATTAACGGTGCAGCGGCAAATATTGTTAACCTTCCCGCGTTGTCTACAGGCAACGTAGGTGTGACATATGAATTTCAGCTTACTGTAGCTGTCGGCGCAGGTGTAACAACCACATTCGTACTGCCGGGAGCCGCAGTGTCTAATTTCCAAGGCATGTTGTCACTTGTGTCAGGTACAGCGGCTAACGCCGTTAGCGATGTTGCCGGCGATACATTAACGTTGCCAAACTCGACAGTAGCTAACGCCCGTATCTCCATGACATGCGTTGTCGATGACGGAACCAACTCCACTTGGATGGCAACGGCCCTGTCCACTCCTATTGCTACTATTTCATAAGGTTATTTGTTTGGGTGGGGGTTAGTCGCTTCCACCCCTTTAGGAGGATTTCGACATGGCGGATGCTGTAACGAAAACTACTGTGGAAGACGGCCCTAAAAAAGCCATTATCTACTGCACAAATACAAGCGACGGAACCGGAGAATCTGCTGTTGTAAAAGTAGACGTATCCGCACTTTCGTCCTTGCAGGACGGAACGGCTTGTACTGGCGTTCGCATTGAGAAGATTAAGTTCTCTAATGTTGGAATGGGTGTAAAACTTCTTTGGGATGCTTCCACTGATGTTATCGCGGTAGAGCTCCCGGCTGATTATTCTGATACTCTAGATTATTCCGACATAAGTGGTCTTCCTAATGTTGCGGCTTCTGGTGGCAACACAGGGGACATCCAGCTTACAACGGTGGGCCATAGCAGTGGTGACACATATTCTGTCGTGCTTCACTGCTTAAAACAGTACTAAGTAAAATGTCTTATAGTCTTGACCGAAAAAATGAATAGGAATTAATTATGTCAACTTCTGGTTCGGTTGATTTCAACTTAGACATGGCTGAAATTACAGAAGAGGCTTTTGAACGGTGTGGCCTTGAATTCAGAACAGGATATGACGCCAAAACAGCCAGGCGTTCTTTAAACCTTTTGTTTGCGGAGTGGGCTAATAGAGGTTTGAATCTATGGACTGTGCAAGAGATCACTCAAACCCTTGCACGATATTCCTCAAGTTCTTCTGTAGCTACATACCCGATAGGCGTTATAACGGCTACGGTAGGCGCTTCAACGAATCTTGTTGTTGGAAGAACCATAACCGGATCTACTAGTGGAACGACAGCGCAAGTTATAACAAAGCCTAGCTCTACGACTATAACCATAACTGTTCCGACAGGACCTTTCACAGCTGGAGAGACTATTACTAGCTCGGCCAGTGATGACTCTGGTGTTTCTACAACTATTTCTGCCGACCCCAGCCTCACGGATGTGCAAGCGTCCGTTGATATTTTAGAAGCTGTTGTGAGACGAAGTAGTTCTGATATTGGGATCAGTCGGATAAGCCGGGGCGATTATATTGATACGCCTAGTAAAACTAGCCAGGGGCGCCCTTCGCAATTTTACATTGACCGCCAGATAACACCGACAATTACTCTGTGGCCTTCTCCTGAGAACTCAACGGATCAGTTGATTTATTATCGTATTAAGCGCATTGAAGACGCCGACTCCGGAGTGAACAATGCGGAAGTACCTTTCCGTTTCCTTCCATGCTTAACGGCGGGGCTTTCGTACTACTTATCTATTAAACGTTCTCCAGATAGAATTCAGATTTTGAAAGCTATTTACGACGAAGAATTTCAAAGGGCGTCTTCCGAAGACAGTGAGCGCACGGGTCTTCGTTTAGTCCCCAGTTACTCGTCATTGAGTATTTAAAATGTCTAGATACGCCGCCGCTAAACATGCAAAAGGAATCTCCGACCGTTCCGGGAGGGCCTATCCTATTCGCCGTATGCTTCTTGAATGGAATGGTATGCTTGTTGGTTCAGACGAGTATGAATCAAAACAACCCCAACTTGAGCCTAAAAGAGTTCGCTCGGATCCCCAAGCTCTTCGTGTTAGCCGGCCATCTCAATCGGAGCCGGAAGTAGCTGCGATACTGACATTAAATCCTTTTCAGTCAGGATCCATTGGGTCTGCCGTCATTACCGTTATGGAACCGGGGCATGGAAAATCAACAGGTGATACAGTTCGTTTTAGAACCGTTGAAGCTTTTGATGGATTTACGGAAGCTGTTTTAGAATTGTCTAGCGGGTATTCAATAACCGTTCCCACCAACGATGATGGTGACCCAGAGCCTGACCTCTACACGTTCTCAGCATCGAGTGGAACCGCAACCGTTGGTAACTTGAACGGGGGAGGAGGGTCTGCTTCAGCAGGACCCGTAACATTACCCGCGTTGCCTGTCGTTGATTTAGGTAATGGATACATAACCTAGTAGGGAATTGCTTATGGCTTACACATACACAACTTTGAAGACGGCAATACAGGATTACGTGCAAAGTACGGAAACTACTTTTGTAAGCCAGCTTCCTAGATTTATTCTAAACGCAGAAGAGCGCATTTTGAAAGAATGCCAATTAGACGTGTTTCGTAAGTCTTCTCAAGGTACAGCATCCAACGGAAATGCTTATTTGCAGAAACCTAATGATTTTTTGTCTCAAAACTCGTTAAGTGTGATTAATTCCTCAAGCAAAGAGTTCTTGTTATACAAGCAGGCCAGCATGTTACAGGATTACACGCCTGACCCGACAACTACGGGCGTACCTCAGTACTATGCCGATTGGGATGAAGTTACATTTTTGTTATCCCCAACTCCAAATGACAGCTTTACTGTGGAATTACATTATTTCTACAGACCCGACTCTATAACGACTGTTGCTAGTGGAACGACGTGGTTGGGGGATAATGCAGAGCTCGCTCTTTTGTACGGCTCCTTAGTTGAGGCCTACACGTTTATGAAGGGTGAGGCTGACCTTTTGAGCCTTTATAATCAGCGGTTCCAAGAAGCCATAAAGTGGTTGAAAAACCTTGGTGAGGGTCTTCAGACCAGAGACCAATACAGGTATGATCGTTTACGGAGGGATGTGGCGTAATGCATGGTCCGGTTAGCGCAAGTGAGATTGGTGATGCGCTGGTATTTACAAGCAATAACGGGGGTCACTCCCCTGAAGACATAGCTGAAATGGCGTTGAACAAAATAATGACGGTCTCAGAAACAGCCCCTCCCGTCATACGGGAACAAGCGTATGCTCACAGACAACGTTTGAAAGAAGTGTTAGTATTTTATATGAGTAAGATGTGTCAAAGTGAGAGAACGACTATCTGGTCTTTAATGAAACAACAGGGCCATGATGATATGGCAGAGATAATAAGGAGGCTGTAATGGCTGTAGGAACATCTGGTATTTGCGGTACTTACAAAAAAGAAATAAACGCTGGGATTCATTTTTGGACATCACATTCTCGTGGAGATGGTAGTTCAATAGCAGCGGACACATTTAAGCTGGCTATGTTCACCAATAGTTCGTCTATTTCGGTGGACACCACAGGGTACACCACAGGTAACGAGGTTAGTGGTACAAACTACACGGCGGGAGGCGCTGCTATAGCGAGTGCTACGATTGGCCTTGGTGATAACAGTAGCTCTGTTCCCACCGCCTTTATTGATATGGCTGACGTTACTTTTTCAACGTCCACTATCAGTAGTGCTCGGGGGGCTTTGATTTATAACTCTACATTGGCTAATGCAGGAACCGCTGGAGACACCACTCATGCAGCCAAACCTTCTGTTTGTGTAATTAATTTTGGCGGGGACAAGTCTTCTAGTGCGGGTGATTTTACTATTACAATGCCTGCGAATGACGCCAACAACGCGTTGATTCGGATTGCTTAATGGCTAACAACCCTAACCTTGGCGGATGGGGAAGGGAAGCCTGGAACACAGGTTCCTGGGACACTCCCTCTACCGTTCTAGTTACGGGTGTTTCTGCGGCGGCTGTAACAGGCAGCCCTACTGTTTCGATAGTAACGGATATTGCGGTTACGGGTGTTTCTGCGGCGGCTGTAATAGGAACCTCTACCGTTGGGGTATTCGTGAATATTGCGGCTACGGGTGTTTCTGCGGCGGCTGTAACAGGAACCCCTACCGTTTCGGGAGAAGCGAATGTTGAGGTTTCAGGTGTTTCTGCGGCTACGGCGGTTGGTAGTGTACAAGTAGACATTACGGTCCCAGTTACAGGGGTAGAGGCCGCAACCGCTGTAGGGCGGGTTAATATTTGGGAACAAATTAATCCTGGTCAAACCGCTGGGTGGGACCCAATAACTTACACACAGGCACCAAATTGGACTAAGATAGCGGCATAGGAATAGAAACATGGCATCATCGTATACAACTAGTTTTGGTATTGAGAAGATAGGCTCCGGAGAACAATCAGGAGCTTGGGGAGATAC